GTTAGGCTCTAGGCCTAGTTGTGTATCCGTACATAGCTAGATGTGTAACAACATCCAACTATTAGTTTTATTATTATGACAACGCGAACCCGTGGAGGGTTTGATCCCTTTTCCACTGGTACGTATAGTCAAGTTGTAAGTACCCAAAGGAAAAACCAATCTCCTCTAAGTACAACTACAACTGGTAATAATGTCAATCTGGGTTCTACCGGGTCTGTTATGACCGATGTAGTCACCCCTGGTTATAGACGGCTTTCCGCACAAGGGTCAATTATTAACAACCCTATGTCACGGTCGGATGTAAAGATTGAAGGTATTCCATTTAATCGTACCCGTAATACGTATACTAACCTTAGATCATCCATTAACACGGGTGATACACTGTCAGCAACGTACACATGGAGTAACCTATGGATTAACCCTAATTACAGCGGTTTTCCCCAAATGTCTCAACCATATGATTTCTCGCGTTTGTCGCAAGATGTGGTTAACGAGGCCTTTGTAAAATCCTATCAACAAGATGTGATGGGATTGGTGGACCTTGCAGAAATTTCAAAAACACTTGAATTGATAACAACCAATTTACGTAGAATTGAACGCATGGTCCGCGGAGACGTTAGATTCCTATACAATATACAGGAGTTTAAGCGCAAGCGTCATCATAAGCGTAAGGCGACCAAGGAAGGTCGGTTATCCTTTTCGTATTATGGAAAAACTGCGATGGGTAAAGCTGCTGATGCTAGTAATCTTTATTTAGAATACAAGTATGGTGTCATCCCTACTATGGGAACGATTGAGGGTCTCCTTAAGACGTTAGTTGATATAACCAAGCCAATTCGATCTACTTATCGATCAAACGATGAGAAGGTTGATAAAGAAAAGGCAGAAGCTATAATTAATTACTCCCTGTGGGGCCAGACTAAACCCTTTTACCACCTGGTAAGAGAGCGTGAAGTCTCGTGGGACATTCGTGCCGGTGTTATAACCGAATTTAGGCCGTCTATTAATGACAGACTAGGTTTATCACTACACAATGTACCTGCTGCTATATACGAGCTAGTTCCATATAGCTTTGTACTTGATTGGATCTGGGGAGTTGGTCCCGCTATTCAAGCTCTTATACCTCATCCGAAGTATAGGTCGCTGGCCAGCTGGCTCACCGTTGAACGTCAAGTCACCGATGTGTATACGAATCATTTCTTACCACAGACATACGCTACGAGTACTGATAAAATGCAGTATTTTAGTGCTATGAATGAGGCGAGGTTTATCGAATATACAAAAACACGAACCCCTGGTGTTGCACCAGGTTTACCTAACGCGAAGATCAACTTTTCGCACTTTTCACATTTGTTAAATGGATTGGCGCTAGTGCTGTCAAGTACTAAGCGTACATCTTTAGCAAGGTTATAAATGGAGATTTATTATGTCTTTGAAAACAAGTATTGTTGTCAAGAAGGATGCAGTCATTGGACTAACAGGTGGCAGTGATGTCACTTATGCGAACAATGGCCGTGGGTTTAATGGGGCTAATATCCTCGTAAATACTGGTAATGATAACACCCTCACAAGGGAAAGTATTACTACCAGAAGCGTTTTGGGATCCTTGGCCATTAATGATAAGGCCTTAGCGAAACTGAATCGTTCCACTATCCAATACCGTGAACCTTTTACCGATAGTAAGGGTAAAGTGTATACAGGTGTCGGTGGTACATTTGAACTGGTTTCACACCCAGAACAGACTACCGCTAATCGGGTTGCCATGTTGGCTCGGTCTCTAGCGATTGCTGGAGATACAGAGTTATCTGACTTCCTGACTAAGATGCTTGATGCATAACCGTACCACGAAATAATGTGGCGGTCAATAATCATACTGATCTTTCTCGGCGCCCTTGGTGGAGCTTTGGATGCAGCTTCGCAACTAATTTCGGTTGTGCAGCATGCCCAGAACATCCATTTGGAGAAGTTGAGAGAGTATTAGTTAATACTCTTATCGAAGGTAAATATTATGGTACAGATGTCCTATATATCAGACAAGAAACAAGACTGGACTAACCATCCGGTTGCTCAATCCGGTGCCCCTGTTGGAGCTATTAGCCAATCTAAGGAGTACCATGAGCTATCTTCAGAAATAGGTTTTCCTGTTATGGAAACCGTAGATCAGCAGATGCTTCAGCTTTACGAAGCTATGCTAAAAACGTTTGGAAGTACGTTTAACGTGCCCGTTGGTTTGGGAGCGTGTGAGCGTACTCGACGCGTCGTTAGCGAGTGGGGTCCACAGATGTATGACTCTACTCTAGATGCGAAGACATTCGGCATTCATTACGCCAAAAGCAAGTTTTTCAAGCGTTGGTTATCCACGCGTGAATATGAGGACTCTAGTAAGCTTGAACATCTAGCTAACAGAAAGTACCTTGAGACTATGCTCGAAGGACACCGGTGGGAACAGAGCATTAAGGAGAATGAGGAACTCAAACCCTTGTTTAACCATATGCGACATACCATTCGGTTGGCACTGGGTGAATTTAACCTATTGTCAGTTTATGAAAAGATGAAGCACGGACCAAACAGTACCGGGACTATCCCTAAGTCAGAAGCGTATCCTCACGTGAAAGATCAGGATCTAACTGGTACGAGAAGCAGTCTTCAGCAATATTGGCACTACTTAAGATGGAACACCATCCGTCGAGAGGAACTAGTCGATAATTCAGACGAGCACCGCCGTTTTATAAACGGATTGGATTTTACTGCTTGCAATGTTGTTGATTGTAATAATACCTTACAAGTACCCAAAGAGTGGAATACTTTGCGCACTATGAATCCAGAACATACAGTTCCCGCCCAGTTTGCACAGGGTGTGGCTGCGATGATGGAGGATGCGTTATTTAGGCTCGGTATCGACCTAAGCTCTCAACAAGAAGTTCACCGCAATCTAGCTAAGTTAGCAAGCCAATTTGAAGAAATTGGTATAGCAACGATAGACTGGAGCGAGGCTTCCAACCGTATTTGGTTGATTATTTGTGAAGAGGTATTCGGTGAAGATTGGATGAGATTTATTAAAGCCTGTTGTAGGTCTCCTTATACAGGTATAAACTTCAAGTTCAAATTCAGGAAAGACGACAAGCGCGATCAAGCAATTGAAAGTGACTACAAGTTGTTATTGGATGATTTGCTCCGTGAGCAAACCGTTCTTGGCACTGATGTTGTTAAGTACTGCGTTGTTGAAAAGCAGCGTGGTAAGTGGACTTCTGTAGAAGTTACCGTCGAAGTTTTATCCCCGATGGTGGCGACTATGGGTAATCCAATTACCTTTCCTTTACAAACACTCGTATTCTACGCCTTTTTAGCGGCATGCAGCGACAAAGCTGCATTTCGCATTGCGCAGGATCCCTCACAAAGGGGCCCTTCTGATATGTTCATAAGTTGCTTCGGTGACGATGGAATCGTGTCAGTTCGTGCAATACCAGAAGTTAAATACTTTGCATCCTTAATTGGCTGGAAGTATAATGACCATAAGTCATTTTATACTGGGAGGTTTAGAGAATCCTGCGGTGGTGATTACTACCGAGGGGTTATGGTACGGCCGGTTATGCTAAAACGGCCACCTAAGACATCCGGCGTATTTGAAACGTCGAAGGAGCAGAAACTCGTGTTACAAGCTTGGTCTTACATTGCTGCTAACGCAGTGTCGGATCTGGTAAAACGATACGATTACAATGATGTACTTATTCAAGATTGGCTAGTGGGTTTCCACGCGTCTTTTAAACTTGGATCGGTGTGTCTAGTACCTCCTTGCTACCCCGATGGGAGCGGTTTACGTGTCACCTTGAAGAATAGATTTTCGTTCAGAGATGAGCGATTTACACTCGAAGATTATGAGATCCCCGAGATTGTTGATGATATGGATGATAAGATGGCGAGTAATTGCCACTTACCGTATTTTGATATAGTCAAAAAGGAATATAGTTTTCGGGCCCTCCTAGGAAATCCCTCTCGGTTGAAGATAGATAATGAAGTATATTACTATCAATATCGGTGGTTGAAGTTCTCTGACCCATGTGATGCACTTGAGTTCGTCTCCTTTGGAGCAACTCTACAGCCTCGCTATAAGGTCATAACTTCACATGAATCTCGTGGTATCTCAACCACAGAACTCATGCCGAAGGAGCGTCAGCAGTCCCTGTATTATAACAAGGGTTTCTTTGATGTATCAGGTCTTGACTTGACACAACTAGATGCTGATGGTAGCCTCCCTGTCAAGGAACTTAGGTTACGC